CGCGACGAAGCTCTCGGGGTAGTAGACCGAGAACAGCATCCGCTCTTCCGCAAGAACGAGCTCCATGTTGCGCGCGAAGAAGTCCTCGTGTTGGTCAGCGATGCGGATGTTCGCCTCTTCGCGATCCCAGAGCGCGCAACCGATCGAGAACGAACCGAGCAGACAGTCGCCAGGCTGCAGCGCCGTCGTCGGGATGACCGGGACGCGGAACAGCATCGGCTGAGCTGCCGAGGTCGGAACGTTCGGGAGCACGTAAGCGCCGCTATTGGCCGAGCCTCCCGAGCCATCCTTCGTAAGCTCGATGTCCTGCCAGTCCGTCGGGTGAATCATGATCGCATCGACGGGGAAGTGCGCGAGCTGAGCCAGCGTCATCGCCTTACGGATGGCGTCGATCTTCGTGTCGCCAGCGGTGCCGCTGCTCCAGTCGTAGGTCTGAACCGATGGGTTGTTGAAGAACCCAAGCAGCTGGTCAGGACTGCCGTCCCCGTAGAGCATTTGCGTCTCTTCCGTCAGCCGGAGCGACTCGATGAGCTGCGTGTTCAGCATCGTCGCCAGCAGCGACGAATCGCGAACGACCTGACGCGAGACCGGCATCGAGGTCGCCAGCGTCCGGACCGTCTCCGTGCGACGCGCAAACGTCGCTCGAGCGCGCGGCTTCAGCTTGGTCTCTGCGGTGTAGACGTAGTCGTCAGCAGAGACAGCCGAGCCCGCCGCGTGACTGATGGTCAGCGTGCAATCGAACGTCCCTGCAGCAGCGTCGACCGACGCGATGACGACGGTTTCCTCGTTCGCCGTTCCAGCCTCAAACGTGACCGACTGGCCGTCGTAGAACCCGTGGGCCGCGCCGTACTCCGACCCATCGGTGCCGGGGGTTTTGAGCTGGACCGTGACCGCACCGGTCCCGGTGGCCGACCGGACCTCCCCGTAGAGGTAGTTGAACGCCGTCTGCTCGATGAACTCGAGCGAATCGGTGTTCAGCGTGTTGCGCGGGATGAGGTCGCGCAACGCAAGCTGCCGGATCGGCTGCCGGAACGGCATCGTGATCAGGAACGGCTCGGTCAGTGCGCCGCCCGACGTCGGAGACGTCTCCGTCAAGATCGCGTCTGCCTTCGCGCCGCTGAAACCTCCCTCGATGCGGAAGGGAGCGCTCGCCTTCAGCTTGCGGTCAGAGAAGGACTTGTATTCGTCCGACTCCACGAAAGCCTTTCCGATCGATGCGCGGGAGCCCTTCTGTCCATGGACGCCAGCCCGAAGACCCCGAAGAATCTGCTCGTCGACCTCGCCGCGAAGCTCGGCAAACTTGACCTCGTTTGCCTCGAGGCGGGAGATCGCCTCGTCGAGCTTCGCCTGGATCGCGGACTTCTGCTCGTCTGCGGCCGACTTGTGCTCGGCCAGGATCTTGGCGATGTCCTGCCGGCCCGCATCGAGGAGGCCCTTGACCTCTTTGAGCGCGACGACCTTGTCGTCGTTCGGGGTGCCGTTGGCTGCAGCGTCCTTCGACTCGATGCCGCCAGTGACGATGCGGAAGCGCTTGTCTTGATTCTTCATTCTATCCTCGGAGTGTAGCGGCACCGCCGCGAATGGGTCAGGGTCAGGGTCAGTCGAACCGGAACAAGCCGACAAGGTCGGCATGGGTTGCGTGCTCTGGAGCAATGGACTTTGAGTCGATGTCTTCGATGCCTTCATCCTCGTCGGGTCGCATGTCATCCATGAGCCCCGCAATCGCGAACAGGTCGTCGAGCGCCTTCACCCCTTCCGCCAGAGCCGACCGAAGATCGCGAAGGCGGGTTTCGTTCGCCTTGCTCAGCACTCGACCAGCCTTTGCCTCTGGAGGCTCGACGCCGCCTGCATTGTCAGACATTTCGTCAAGCAATGTCAACCCTGGGCCATCCTTGACAGAGGGGGCATCCCAAGGGGCGATGATGCTCGAGTCTCCGAACTGGTCTGCGATAGCGGCGTAGTAGCGCCCGAGGAGGCCTTTGACGCGCTCCTCGTCTGCGTCTGGAATGCCAGACGAGCCCGTCTCGACGGCCTGGGCTGCCGCGTATACGCCAGCCGGGACGATGACGAGGCTGCCCTCGACGACGTCTGCAATCGGGAGCCGGTATGCACCGAACTCAGACTCGTTTTCGGAGTCGTACCAAGCGAACGCGCTCCGATAGGCCGCATTTGGCGCGTCGTCCGCCCCTGCCCAGCGCTTGACGCGCGCGATGGCGTTGGGCTCATCCCATTCGTAGCCCAGCGGCGCGAACGCGTAGTCGCGGAACGGAGCAGCCCCCTTCGCCTCGTCTGGCGAGATGCCCTTCGCTGCCAGCTCTGCTCGAGGGTTTGCTGGAACCGGGACAAGCGAGACCTCCCAAGGGTCGAGATCGACCAGAAGACGAACCCCCATTCCGGCATCGAACGCCTTGGCCGCCTCAGCCGAGATCGAGCCTGACCATCGAGGGTCGACCCCAAAGTGACTAAGCGCGCTCGCGAGACCGACAGCGTCGTCGACGTATGCCGCCCGGTTGACCCTGTAACCGAAAGACATCTTCCGGACCGTGTTGGTCTTCAGCAGCATCCGGACATCCTTGCCCCAGGTCGTCGGAACGATCGTCCCGTCGAACTCGAGGCCGTCGTCAGTGACCGACAGCGACCGGAGCGGTCCTAGCGGCTTGCTCGAGTCGTGGTTCCAGAGGAACGCGACGTCGTCAGCGTTGCGCATCGTCGAGAGCGCCTTGTCGAACGCCGTCGGGAGAATGATGTCCCCATGGCGGTCGAGGTTGCCGAATGCGGCAGCGATGCCCTTGACACTGCCATCATCGCTCATTGCTGCAGGCGAGGTCAGCATGAGCTCTTTCGTTTCGGGAGCTGCTACGTTCTTCGCTTCTTGTCTCATACAGCCTCTGTTACGTAGATGATGGTGCATCTGCAGTTGGGGTGCGCTGGCGGTGTCAACGTGTTCGGGACTCGCTTTGTGACGCCAGGGAATGTCTCTTCGATGCCGACGACTTGCTCATGTAGCGCTGAGCAAAACTCGCAAGTGCGCTCGTCGTCTGGCGTATACCACATTTTTTCGACCCGAGAGAACGTCCCTGCAGAGACCGCCTCCCTCATGACCGCGAGCGTCCCCTGGTTGAACGCATAGCTCAGCTCAGTGCGAGCAATGCGATCCGCTCGACGTCGAGCCAGGAAGCCAGCGTAGTCCTCGGCCCGGTTGACGACCTGAGCAGGGGTCAAGTCTCCCTGGGCCGCCAGGGTCGACCTGAGCCGCGCGACCGCTAGAGATTCTCGGTCTGTCAAGCCGACGACAGAGCGGAGGTAGCGCGCGCCGTCGCGAGGACCGACGTTGTCCTGAGCGAGCGCGCGCGTCATGACCTGCAGCGCGCGCCGCTGCTGCGTCGTGATGTCGACGACGAGGTCGGCCCCGTGTCGAGCGACCCATGCGTCGATCCGCGCTTGTGTGCCCTGGAACACCAGAGATCGCCCTGTCAGCGCCGCGCCTTGCGTCGAGATTGCTCGAGCTCCGGTCTGTGCTGCCGCCTGTAAATGCGGACCGAACTCGTCGACCACCATCGTCGCGTAAGCCTGCCGAAAGCGCTCGAGCGCTGCCTCGGAGAGCTCGCCAGTGCGAAGCGCGTTCCGGATCTCCTGGTACTTCAGCGCGCGCGCCTCAGCGTTGCGCGTCGAGAACAGGATGCGTCTGAGCTTGCCTTCGCGCGCATTCGTCATCCCGCGAAGGACCTTCGCGATGTCGCGCGTGTTCACCGGGATCGGCTTGGCCACGCCAGGCGGGAGCCCTGGCCGATTGCCTCCTCGACGCCCTCCGCCTGCTGATGGTCGAGGGATAGGTGACTGAATGCGCGCCCCTCTTGGGTCGGCCTTGCGTTCGACGATGGGGTCAGTGACCGAATCTTCGATGGCGGTGAAGCAGCCCTCGTCAGGGTCGACCTCGGACGATCCCCCTTTGGGCGTGTCGCAATGGCCGCAAGTGCAGACCTTCACGCCTCGAGCTGCAGCGTAAGCTGCAGACCAGGCAATCGCGAACGCGACAGACTCCCGCTCCGCATCGTCGAGGTGCGAATAGGACTCCCATGCCGAATTGAACGCGTCAGCCCATACCTGCTGAAGCTCGACAGAGAGCTCTTGAACAGGCTCCGGAAGATCACGCAATCGATCGTAAGGCACCGGCTT